GTTGTATTTAAAACAACATTACCACCTGCGTATGGATTGCCTACTATTCCTGTGCTATTATTTGCCATTGCTTTATTTTTATTTGAATGTTTCAGGTATCAAATTACCGCTTTCATCATAATTGCCATAATTTGATGCGCCGCTATATGTTGCGTTTGGATTTAATGATTTTGATTTCTTACTTCCAAATGTTTTATTTGATGGGTGCATATTTTTTAGCTATACCCATTTCTGCTGCACTTTGCGCCCCGCCAACTACATTTTGTAACCCTGCATTAAGTTCTTGTCCACCTGCTGCTGCCTTACCTGAAAGTAATTGTGCTGTTTTTTGGTATGGTAGCATTTTATTTATACCAAATACATATTGGTCGTTTGCGTTCTTTTGTCCTGCTGCTTGCCCTAATTGTCCAAATCTTTGTGCATTTTGATTTTCTGCTGCTACACCTGCACCTTGTAAAGCATTATTTGTTTGAGCATTTATAGCACCTACACTTGCCAATCCACCTCGTCTATCTGTTGCTGCATTTAAACTTGTTGCTTGATTATTTTCAATATTTTGTTTTTGCATTTGATACAAACGTGATTGATACGGACTTGCCCCATACCTACTTAATGCTTCCTGATAATAATCATTAATGGCTTTACTTGGTTGTACTTTTGGTGTTTGTAAATTTTGCAATGCTTCTGTTGCACGATGTTGTTTACCACCACCGATTAAGGCTTGTACGCCACCCAATAGTGCTGAACCACCTGCCGCAATAGCTACGTATGACATTTTATAACAATTTATTATTACTTAATAATTCTTTATATACTTTATTTATATCTTCACCAATTACTGAATTAGTATGTGGTTCTAATATTCTATTTTCTATTTCTTCCAAATCTGTTGTATTATCTAAATTCACATGAAACGTACTCCATACAGCATCTTCCCATATATACAAAATTCTTCGTGTTCCTATCTTAGTTGTATCACTAAATGGTGCTTCCATTGTTACCCATTCACCATTATCTATCTTTACCGAAACTTTACCCTTTGATAATACAAATGGATGGTTTGTTTTATGAATCTTAGATGTTACTAATGTACCTGCGGGCATATATATTTCTCGTATGTACATTTTATCAGTAAATCTATGAATTAAAGGACAATCAATCGGTTCTAATTCCAACATTGCTGCTTCCAAAGCATCAATTCTATCATCTTCCACCCGTACTATTTCTTCTGTTTCAATCATTACTTTTCATTTAATTGACTTTGAATAAATTTAACCGAAGGGTTAATTAAGTATAAAAAAATACTACCTAAAGTTACGGTAAAAGTTATAGAAATGTATGTTCCCTTCAAAAAATCGCCATTTAGTAACCCTTTTTGACTATTTGCATCTCTTAAAAATGCTGCTTGGTATTCCCCTTCCAAAAGTTTAAAATCATTATCAATTAGCGAACTTTGTTGCGGTGTACTACCGTATGAATATAGCTGTGTGTAAATTGTGGGGCAATTAACGGTTATATTTGAATTTACCTGTACATTCTGCCATGATTTTTTAAACTCGTTAAAATCGTTAAATATGACGGTTACAGATGGCTTAAATTGTGTACCGTAATAATTGCAGTAGGTTGTGTTATTATTGTGTACATACAGTAATCCGTTATTCCATGAATAAAGCGTATTTTCTGCACATAAATAATGGTCTGCACCAAAATCGTAAAAAGTAGGGAATACATTAGTTCTTTCAATAAAAGAAAGTGTTTCGGATGCCAATGTTGAACTTCCATTTGTACCGCCCTGTGTTACAAATAATACTTCACTATCCCTATCTTCTAAGAAATTATAAACTGCTATTAATTTAGATGTGCCGCCTGTTGGATAATTATAAGTACCGTTATATTCTGTTAATTTACTACCCGCCCATGTTTGTACTTTAAATTCTTCACTTATTGGGTCTAATCCATTTAAACTTTCCCTTACTAAATATCCCTTAATCGGGTCAAATAAATAAAACTGATAACCATTATGACATACACCTGTTCTTTGTGTTCCTATTCCATAATCACCATCGTAATATTGTACGTTATTTCTTGTTATAATTTCATCAGTTGTAATTAATGTTGTTTGTCCTGCTTGGTTTTTTATAAACTTACCGTATATAGTTGTTACTCCACATTTTCTATTTTGGAATATTTTTAATTGCCTACCGTTTACAATCATTCGTTGCGTATCTCCAAATGACTTATCAAATTCATCAAAATTTTCAGGATAAAATCTATTTGTATTATTTATATTAGTTCCTAAAACATAAGGTTCTGAATATCTAAATAATGTAGAAAAATATTGTTGTAATGAAGTTCTGTCCTGTACTAATGGTCTTGAATCACTATTGGTATATAATGAATAACTATCGCTAAATGAAGCATCATAAATAGGTACTGAAACACTATTCAATACATCTAATCTTAAAGTAAATTGTCCTATTATTAAGTTTGGCAATCCACTAAAATCGGGAGCTTGTGTTAAATTACTTGCTATAATAAAAGCGTTATATCCTGCGGGTACTGTTATTGTTGCATCAAAAGCAAAATCATAGTTTGTATTAATCTGCAATATTTTTTGTTCAACTACTATCTGTAATATCTGATTTTTACCACTTGCATTGATTAATTTAACATACATTCCAGAAGTAGTAGCACCTGCTGATGCTTGTAATGATAAAGTATATTCACCCCTTATTCTTATTGAAATAGGACTTGAACTTATATTTTGGAATAAACCACCATTTGATTGTACAGGGTAACTTGAACTTGGATTATTTATTGCGGGTGTATTATTACCTACTACTTCTGTATTACTTTGATGCCCTACTACATAATTTGAAGTAGTTGTATCATTACCCGATTGATTAAAATTAACTAAAAATGTAGTAAACTGATTCCCGAATTGATAGTTACCTGCGGGTAAATAATAAGATGCTCCTATTGGTATATTTCTTGTTCTTAAAAAGACATCACCATCAGTTAATGATATTTGATTATCAGCAACATTACCAATGTGATATGCACTTACTGTTCCTGCATTACCTATTCCGTATTGTTGTCCTATTTCATAGTAAACATTGCTATCTGTTGTTGCTGTCGTTGGTTGATGTTCTTGTATGCTATAAATTAATATTTGATAGTTTTGAAAGTTCGGTGTACCGTCAAATTTAAACGTACTGCCAATATCGCTTGTTGGATAATTTATTTGTAAAAATGTTCCTGTTTTTTGTATGCCATTTAATACGGGATTTTGAACAGTTCCTAATATTGCATAATCGTATGTGTATGGTGTAAAAGTTCCTGCTACATTATAAACACCAACTATTTTAACTCTATCTCCTTGTGTAAATTCATAAGAAACTACATTTGAAGTTGATTGTATTTGTTGGTTATAAAGTTGAATATTATCAATTTCTAAATAAGCATATTGGTTTTGTACATACTGACCTATATTACTATAAGCACCATTGGTAATCCACCAAAGATATTTATTGTAAGTAAGTGTATCTGTTCTAACTAAATGATAGTATGTTGCCCATGATGGCGGTGTAAATCCTGATAAATCAATATTAACTAAAATTAATCCATTATCGTTTAAATAATATGCTCCATTTGGTGTATTTATATTAGCTGTTGCATCTGTAATAACTCCATTGGTTCTGCCTTTTGAATCGTAATAAACAACTCCGTAAGAATATCCTGAAAATGGATAGTGTGCGAATTGTTGTGTATTTGCGGGTGTTGTATTACATAAAGAAAAATAAGCAGATTGTAAAACAACATTTGATAGGCTAATTGTTAAACTATTCCCTGTTGAAGATACATAAGTATATCCTGCTGATACTGCTGCTGTTTGTAAACCTGATAATATATTTGCAATATTTGTATCGGTTGAATTAGTATATGAAAAATTATAATTGGTAATACCAACTTTTGCTCTTACATTCAATCCCAATGGTGGATTGTCTAATGTTGTAGGTAAATTTGTTGTACCGTCATTTGTTCCTACACCTGTTAAATATATTGTTATATTATTAGTTCCTTTTGGTTGATATGCAAAAAATAAAACACCATTAATGGTATAATAAGGTGCTGTATATGCACCACTATCTGTTATTGCAAATGATGAATTTACATAATTGTATCCTTCTAAAATTCCGCTATATGCAACCGTACTGCCATCTAATAATGCTTGGCAATTTGCTTGTTGTGGTACATAATCTTGAAGTAATACAGTAAACTTTGGGTCTGCTGTAATATAATTACCATCATTTTTAAAAGTATATCTATAAACAGTATTAGATGAAATACTAAAATATGATTTTTGTAAAGTGTTTACAATAAACCATGAACCTGCTTTACCATTTTGTGTTTGCCTACCGTAAATACGAATTGATTTTACGGTAACATCGCCCGTTTCAACATATAAAGCAATTCTTGAATTAGAAATAGCAGGTGTATTATTTAAAGGACTATAAACTATTGTTGGTAATGGAACTATACTACCTGAACTTATTACACTTTCTTCACCGTCATCATAAATAAATGAATAACAAAATTGAAATAATGAATTAAGTAAATTATTTACTTTGGTAGTATTGTCATTTTCATAAGTACATTTAATAGGCATTACGGGTGGTGCTTTTGCAACATCTATATAGCTTCTTTCTATTGTACCGTAAATTGATGCTAAATATCTTTGAATATTTATTTTAGTTGGTCTAAGTAATGAATCAACAAAAAATAATAAATCTCCACCTGTATCTAACGTAGAATTATAAGTTTCGCCATAAATAATATCAACCGAAGTAATATACATATCGGCTGTAAAGTTTAAAATATCTCCGTCTGTACTGAATCCTGATTGAATTAATCTTTGTATAATACCTGAAACTGTATTGTAAATATAAATTCCATTATTACCTGCTGAATTATAATTAAACCAAAAAAATCTTTGATTAACTGCATCAAAAAAGTTACCTATACATTTATTAGTTCCTGATAATGGTAAATAACTATTAGGTATAACTGTTGTTCCTAATTGGCTTTCTAATCTTTGATTTCCTTTATTTCCTCTTGGTATTAAATTCCTTGCTTGCCTATGCCATCCTGCGGGTACAACGAAGTCTGGGCTATCTAAGTCCATTCCACCAATAAAAGGATGTGATATTACAGCCATAATAACATATTAAATTTATTTCTAAGCCTTTATTGTTAATCTTTCCATATCAAGATTTAGGTTATAAGCATCATTCAGTCTGAAAGTCCGCCATTTAGCATTTGCAAGCCTTCTTTCATTATAAAATGTTGCTTTTAAATCTCTCGTTATTCCAACCTGTCCACGTTTTACATTTGCTGCTTTTTTATCTTTCCACCATAACCATGCTATCAATGCTTCTCTAAACTGCATAGGTGCTTGATAAGTTACTTGTGGATTAGGGCTTGCTATATATTCAACCATTAAATAATCATACATATAATTTTCATTAAGTAGGATTATTCCGTTATTAATATCTACATTAAATGCACCTACCCAAACACCGCCACTTGGCTGACCGTATAAATTAGTAAACACATCACCTTGCCAATAATTATAGAAATAAGGTGAGCTTACATTGTACCAATCAACAAGTATTTTATCATCTACTGATATTGCTTTTCTGTTAGGATATTGGTCGCCAAAAAATGTTAGTTTATCATTAAACCTTAAATCTAATATTTCACCCCTTGAATTAAGAACACCTATTTTTGTATATTGCAAAAAGTCGGGGGGTAAATTAACTGTATTATTTGAATTAATAGGCAATTTTACTGACCGTATTTGATAGAAAAAATCCAACCCCAATTCTTCCATTCCACGAAAACACAACTGCCAACACTTAGCGTATTTTGATACATTACCTTCTGATTCTTCCAAATAGTCATTCACTATCGAATCAATACTTACAAATGCCATTTGCTGTGCTGACATAGTTTATTAATTTTTTAAACAAGCAAGTACATCTTGTTGTTTCATTAAATAAAATTTTTCTCCATCTTTTTCTATTTCTGTACCCGCACCTTTAATATGAAAAATAGTTTGACCTACTTTTAAATACATTGGTTTCTTCGCAATACCATCACCTACTGAAACAACAACTGCCTTATTGCTTCTTTCTTTAAATGAATCAGGAACAAATAAACCGCCATCACTAATACTTTCAGATGCACATGGTTTAACTAAAATATTATCTCTTATTGCTTGCATATAATTACGCTGTTTTTTGAGTTTCCATTCCGTCATTCTGATTATCTATTCCTTGTTGTTTTTCTAATAATATTTTTGGTATGATATAATCATCTAATACACTTAAATAATCATCGGGTACATTTAATATGCTATCTAAATTTGTACTATCACCACCACTAACCATTCTAACCGTTGCTGTAAAATTTGATGAATTTAAAAGTATAGGTGAATTTATAAATACATTTATACCTTCTGTCTTATACAACATTTTATTTTGAATTGGTCGCATTGACCTATAATAAGTAGATTGATTTTCACTTAATGGAACACAATCATAAGATATATTACCTTTACTATCTTTTATTGTTAATGATGATACACCTTCATTTTTAGCCAATGCTAAAGGTATTTGTGGAAGCGTAACTTCATAAACATTAATATCACTTTTACTAATTGATAACCCTAAATATGTTTGGTAAAATCCGTTATTAATATACGGTAACCCATCCATTTGAGCATTATCAACCCAATTCTTTTTTGATGCAAGTCCAATAGCCTCTTGTAACCATGTATTCATTAGGTTATAGCTAATTGTAGAATCGTCTGTCGGTTGAGAATTATATACCAACCGTAACACCTTTTCCAAATATTGATACCTTGTCATTATTGTCCTTTTTGTGTTATTTCATTAGCATACATAGAAACTTCATTAGCTTGAATACTTACCCCAACCATTCTTAATAATCTTGCCAATATTTCAAATAAGTCTGTTATATACCATTGTGGTTGAATACTATTAATTGGGTCGTAAACAGGTCTGCCATTTGCATCTAAAGTATATGCCCAATACATAGGTGATGGTGTTTGAACATAGCTTAGTTTAGACATACCTAATTCATTAGGATAAAATCTAAATCCATCTTGCTCAACTAAATAAATAGGATTTGTTTGTATCGGGTCTATTCTACTATTGTAATAAGATGCTAAACTATCTTGCTGAACGTATTTTATTTTTTTATACCCGTAATAACTCCACATTGCATCTACAATTTGATAATCTGCTGGGTATGGTGCAAATCCTGTACTATCTATGTGTAAATTATATCCGTAAATAAATGGTGTTAATCTTTGGCGTATAACTTCGTTTTGGCTGTATCTTACTCTTGGTTGTGAACGCTGATATTGATATTGTTGAAATTCGCCTAATAAATAATCTAAAAAACTTACCTCGCTTTGTTTAATGTATAAATTAAATTGGTCGGGAGATAAATACCCATTCTGATTTTTATTAATTATGTCTTGGGCTAAATTATATAAATCATCAACTGATATATTCATGACTGTTATTTAACAAAAATTTACCAAATATACAAAAAAAGCCCCAAAGTATTTTATTACTAAAGGGCTTTTATTTTCAGTTAATTATATCAACCAACTACTGATTGCAATCTTTCTAAAAATTCTTTACCTTCGGGCGTTTTTGAAGTAGCCAATTCGATAAGAACTTCTATTGCATTTCTTGTTGGTGGAATAGAACAAATAAACCCACCACTACTGAAATAAGCCCTTCCACGTTCTTTCCCTAAATCTATTTTAGAATCACTTAATGCCTTTCTAATTAAGAATGAAACATCAACTACTAAACTATCATAAGATTCATTAAATAGTACATGGTTTTCTTCTGCCTTTAATACATATTCATCTCTTATTGCTTCATCTTTCTTTGGTATTCCATATTCATCAACGGGTGAAACACCTAAATAAAATGCGTGTTTCTTAACCTTTTCAATCGGTGCATCCATAGCTTTACGCATTGCTGAAATCTTTTCCTTACGTTTAGCTAATGCTGCTTCTGCTTGTCTTTGTGGATTCCATTCAAAATACCCATACATACCACCCGTATCTTTTGACGGGTCTTTAATAAAATGCTTTGTGAGCCTTAGATATTTTAATGCTAAAGTGTCCCTTTTTTGAACTCTTAGCATCCTGTTTTCAAATCTAAAACTTCTTAAATTCTGCCTTACATAATCTTTATCTAAATCTTTTTGGTCTTTCATCCAAATACTATCAACACCTGTAAGGCATCTTGCTTTTTCCATTCTTTTTGTATCTTCATTCCATACAACTTCACCACCATCAATCCATACACCCCCTTTCTTTTTATTGTTTGCTAACCTAAAAATAACAACTCCATCGGGGTCATTATCTACTTCAGGTTTTTCATCTTGCCCCAATGTATGGGCTAATCTACTTGCTTCGCTTTCTTGTTCATGTCCCTTATTGGATTCATGAATGTCTGATAATTTTGCCATTTTTATTTGTTTTAAGTTTAAGGCTTTTCGCCTCTCCCTGTGGGAGATAATTTTATTTATTTTAAAAAGTGGTGGGCTTTTATTTACCCACCACTATATTCATTACTATTAAAAGTAATTAACTTCCTGGATTATTAACTATGATAAATTGGTTCGCTGCTACTGCACGAATCGATCTGTATGTTATCATTTCAACATTATCCTGCATTGTTCCGTTGCTTGGATTTTCAGAAGCACCACCCCATCTCCATACACGAATACCGTTACCAATAGTTCCACCTTTAGGCGGCTGTTGATACATTAAGGTAACATTCTTGTATGTTTTTGAAGCGTCTTTTGCATCCCTTGTTTCACCTTGTGGGCAAATCAATCCGAAATTACGGAAGTAATCTACGTTAGGTGTTTTACCTGTTGTGAACTCGGTATTGAAAGGCGCATATTTTTTAGCTTTCAACATATATCCATCAATGTAAATTGATTGTACACCGTAATTGATTGCTGCTTCTTCTGATTTTTCATTAGCACCCCAAACGTAAGCACCTGCGGGATATTCTGTGAAGATACCATCAGAGAAGTTTTGTCTTTGGAAAATATCCATCATCCAAAGGTTATCTTTAGCACAACCGTTTACATCCATGATACGGGTAATTTCATGCAATTTAGAAATATCAATAGTGCTGTATGTTACAGATTCGCCTCTGTCTAATACTTGTGGAATTAAACCTTCTGCACCTACTGAATTATTAATTGCTGTGTTTGTCTGTACATTACCTCTGATAAGTTTTGATTCTACGTTATTTTTGAAACGCATATTTGCTTTAATCAAACCTTTCAATGTAAAGTAAGATACACCTGATTGACCGCCACCATTAGGAATATCACCTGTTACACCATTATCATAGTAAACTTGTGTCATTTCTGCTAAATCGGTAGCTTCCCATGATTCACGAATTTCAGTAATAGTGTTGGTGTATTTAACATCCAAATGGATTTGTGGATTGATGCTTGAACTTGCTTCACCTGCATCTGTATCACCTGCTAACAATAAGATTTCACCTGCTAACAAACTTGTTGAACCATAAGATACAAAAGCCTGTGTTAAAATCTTAGGTGCTACTGTAATAACGAAAGCACCTGCTACTGCTGTACTTACTGTTAATACTTCACCTTCAATGTTAGATGATGCGATACGCAATGTTTCACCTACACGAATAGGGTTTTGTGTACCTGAATTATAATATTCGTCTGAAACAGTAATGGTAACTGTTGCACCTGCGGCAGGGGTAGTAACTTGTGTTAAGTTAGATACAGCCAACATATTTTTACCTCTGTTTTCAAACCAAAAATACTGTTGGTTATATACTTGTTCCATACCACCGTATGTTTGTAACCACCATGTATAATCTTCGTTGCCATATTTTTCCACGTATTTTTTATAATACTGTGGGGTAAGCAACTGTAACTGTGATACCAATGCTTGTGTTACGCCACCTGCGACACTTATCGCACCCGGCTGCAAGATATTGGAAGTAGGTATTCCGTTTGCCATTTTAAATTAATTTAATTGTTGATTTTAATTTTGTTTACGCATCCCAAATGGCATCATACTGTTTTTTAATTTGCTCTGATGCTTCGGGTTTAAATGTACCTTGTGGCTGTTGATTCAGATTAAGGTTCATTTTTTGTTTTATTTCCTGTTCATATCTCTGCGCTGCTGATTCATTAGCCAATTTTTGTGCTACTTTTTTACCATTGATCATCCAAAATAAATCTTCTTTAGCTTGGTCTGATTTTGGATTTCCTGCCTCATCAAACCATCTACTTCCGATAAATTTGTTTACATCATTGTTTTCAATAGCATCGGATAATATCGTCTGCATTTGTGCTTTTTCTTCATTGCTTAATGTATAGCTTATTGGTAATTTAACTTCCCCGTTAATTACTTCAAAGTCCACACTATTAAATGAATTAATTGCTTGTCCTATTTGCTGAATGTGAGATTTTTTAGTAGCTTCAATTTCCTGTAATTCCTTTTCAGATAATTGCGGTACTTCTTCTCTTTCACCAAATATATTTTTTAAAGATATTTCACTTTTTAATTTTTCTAATTCAGGCTTTGAAATATTAGCCTCAATTAAAAGTTCTTCTTTAATATCGTTTACTTGTCTTTGCCATGAATTTACCCTTTGCTCATATTCACTATCTAATTCATCTGAAAATTGTGCAGGTTTTTCAGGCATAGCAAATTGTTTATTATACCTGTATTCTATTTGTGCATCTGAAAGTGTTGGGTATTTTTCTTTCATTGCCAACTTAACTACTTGCGGTGCATTTTTTTCATCTAATTCTGCACTCAATAAATTTTCAATAGCTTGCTGTTTTGCTAAAATAGAAAGTGCTTCACTTTTTTTACCTGCTGCTATTGCTTCAAATAATTGTTTACTTTCTTCATTTGCAAATTCAGGTTGTTTAAATTCTTTCCATTTGTTGATTTGTTCTTTTGCAACTTCTACACTATCAAACCCAAAGTTTTCTTTTAGATAGGCATTGTAATCAACTGTTGGAATTTCTTTTACTTCAACTGTTTTTGTTTCTACTACTTCGGGAGTAGTTATAGCTTCGTTCCCTTGTACTGCTGTTTCAGAAATTGCTCCCTGTGCCTGTACAGTAGGTGCTTCTTTCCATGAGTCCTCGTCAAATGGAGATGCTACTTTAGTTTGTTCGATTATTTCTTCGGACATATAATTGATTATTGTTTACGAAATCTTAGAGGCGTGAACTAATATTTTTGATACTGTTCCTGAACCTGAAATTTTTAAATATTTCACACCTGACGGGAATGAAAATATAGCACCGCTACCACTTGCAAGTGTTGTTGCAGTAGTTCCTGCTGTCAAATTTGTTCCCAAAAATGCAACGAAATTCAATGCAGAATTAGGTTCATCACTTGAAGCACCTTGTACAGCACCGCCATCATTTGATGCTAAAAAGTTTATTGTTCCCGAATTGGTAACAATTTGTGCAGTAACATAATTATATGACCCAATGTCTAATATAACTGAATCACTATTATTGTTAAATTGCGTTGTTACATCGAATACTTGTGATACCATGATTTATAATTTTAAATTGTTTATCCAATAGTTATTGTTTCTGATGCTGCTAAAACATAAGGCGTACTTGTTGAATCCAATGTTCTTGTTGGCAATTCGGGTGATGCTGTAAATTGTGTACCTTTCGGGTCAACATAAGTTACATACCCTACTTTTGAAGATGAACTAATAGTAACTTTAGCACCAACTGTAATAGCTGCTAAATGTGCTACAACATCTGATTGACTTAATGTTATAGTTACTGATCCTCCTTCATTTGCTTGACTTGCGATTTGATTAGTTACTGTAAACGACATAGTTTATAATTTTAAGCTGCTTGTGATTGATTTGGTTGCTGTTGTTGTTCTTGCATTTCTTCTTGTGGCTGCTGTTGCATTTGTTGTGCTGCTTGCTGTGCCTGTTGTTGTAATGCAATTCTATTTCCTGCATTTTTCATAAATAATGGTAATGCTACATTATTTATAATTTCTTGTTCTGTTCCCTTCCACTCATTCGGTACTTGTACACCTTTAGCCATTAAATCCATGAATCCTTGCAATAAAATTTCTTCTTTTCTATTATCACTTTCACTTTGGCTTATCTGTCCTTTTATTTGCATTTCTTGCTGTTGTAATGCTGAATCAGATTGTGCTTTTTGTGCTGCACTTTGCTGTTGTGTTTGTGCGTTCATTTGTGCATTTTGTGCAGCTTGGTCTTGCTGACCTTTTATTGCTCTTTTTTGCGCTTGCCTGTAAAATAATTCGGCTAATTTTACATCCTCACGAGCCATTCTGCGAATTTTGAACGGGTCTATATATAGTATAAAATCAGGATTTGTTTGTAATGAATTATTTAACATTCCATCTAATACAGCTATTTCTTGTTCGGTAGGTAACATTCTCATTTTTGTTTCAAATACCCTACCTTTTACTTCATCTTGTTTTAGTATTTGTCTATACTTTTTACCGTCATAAGAAACACTTGCATTTAATAAACAAGCTACTTTTTTAGCTGTTTCTTCCATACAATAAAGGAAAGCATCGTACATATAATCTGTTGCATCATTACCTTGTTGAATAGCGGCTTGTACATTACCTTCTGTTACTCTTGGTTGTGCTGCCTGTTCTGCAAGTGATACATCTTTACCTAATTCGTCTTTTAATACTTGGTAATGGAATTGATAATCTTTTATTAATGATTCTAATTGATTGGCAAAACCCGCATTTGGTAATTCTGTAATTGGCATTGGTATTGGGTTTCCTTCTGCATCCCTACCACGATAATATAAATTACCTGATTGTTCCCAAATCTTTTGTGCTTCTAACGGTTTAGTCATTGATGCCAACCCTAAATCTAATTCCTGCATTGCATCAATATTAATAGCTGCACCTGCGGGTTTCATTTTAGCTACAAGTTGCTGTATTTTCAACCTTGCTAAAATCATTTGGTCTAATGGTTCTTCTATTTTTTCAGGTATTGCAACATTTCTCATATCATAATTCTGATACATATAGAATGAATATGAAAATTCTGCATTGCCTAATTCTTTAGGGTCTTGCGGTCTAACCATATTTTGTTTAACACCCCATTCTAACAAATAATTATTATCAGTTAAATAAACACCTTCATAAATATTCCACTCTTTTTTTTCTATGTATTCCTGATTTTCTTTTAATTTATTAGTTTTACCTTTCTTTATAAATGTACTTTTAATATCTTTTGCCTTTGTAATAGTTACCCCTGTTGTATCTAAACTTCTTAATTGGTATCTAACTGCATTAATATTCCATTCATCATAGGGTCTTATAATGCTTACATTCCAATTATCTAACCATGTTATTTTATCGTATAATTGATATTCTCTTGCCGTACAAGCAAAAGCAAATATTTGTTCTTCGGTTAGTGCATTTGGATTTTCGGGATGAAATTCTTTACCGTATTTAGCCCTTAATTCACTTATTTTAATTGTATAAACGTGTCCCCTCCATGTAGTATCTCTAAAATCGGGATATTCCGAATATGAATAAATCATATTTTCAGGCTTAATCCATTCTACAATAATTTCACCATCTTCATTCATGTATGTATAAGTGCCTATCAATCCTGTTTCTGCACTATCATGTAATTGTTTTTCTTTTAATACACCTGTCCAACCATTAGCTTCCATAATGTCATTAACACCCATTTCGTATTTTATTTCTTCGGGAAGTTGGTTGAATTGTAAAACCCATTGGTCTAAATCGTCTTTATCTTCTGGAATAAATTGGTCGGGCTTTGTCATTGGCACACCCGATTGCTGATTTAACATTGCTAATTTATCTTTATTAGCAAGTATCATTTCTGCTTCGTCTGCTTGTTTTCTTTTTGCTTTTTGACTTTGTAAATCAACCGCCTCAACATCTATTTTTTCATTCCTTGCCATCCATTGACTAACCATTCTTGATATGGTAGTAGATGCTATTTTAATGCAAGCCCAATTTATATTTGCGTAGTTTACTGTACCGTTAAAATCAAGCCTGTCTTGGAATTGACCCATATCAATTCTTCCGTTGGCTATATTTCTATTTTTTCTGAAACGGTTATTTCTAATCCAATAGTAGGAATTATTACTTCGTATTGTGGAATTAATATACGCCCCCAAATTCTTGCCATATACCATCCCTCTCTTTTCTTTGGTATCGGAAGTTAATTGAAAATTACGCAACGCTAAATTGCCGCCACTTTGTTCAGGGGAACTTATAGTAGTTATTGAATCCAATTACTTAATTTGTAGGTAAAATTAAGTAAACTTTAACAAAAAACAAAAATATTTGTTAAATCTTGAAATTAAGCAACTTGCATAGTGCCTTTTTCGTAAGTTTTAATCATTGGCTCTTTTCTTTTTTGTGGCACATATTCTGGTTCTAACAAACAAACAAGCATCATTAAAAATGACACTATCGTATCATACTTTGTTCTATTATCAGGGTCAAAATCCTTTGATTCGCTTAATATTTCTTCAAAATCTATTAAATGTATATTATTTTCAAAATATGCAATACCTACATCTACTTGTTTTGTTAAACTAAATGGAGTTGTCGGAAATCCGTAATATCTTTCTGCTGTTTCTCTTTTTGATGGGTCTATTGTTAGCATAGGGAATTTACCAAGATATGCAACTTTACCTCGTTCTCTAAAATAAGACAGGAAATCATCACTATTAAATTCATACCAGCATTTATAACCATAATACATAGCGGCAAGCATTACCTGTTCATGTAATGTTTCTTTTATTGGTGGTCTGCCATAAAGATGACCTACCGCTTTGCCTGTATTATCCGCATTAAAAATATCCATTCTTCTGCCTATCCATGCTGATGCTTTTGAACCAAATTTTCCACCCTGACTATTGCTATAACCATCAATCGCTATTACGCCATCTTTTGTTCTTGCGGGTTTTCTTACACCACTATCAATTATATGTTTATTTGAATCTTCTTTTTTGGGTAAGTATGTTACACGCCAATAAAATCCATTTTCCGTTTCAGGAACATCCCTATAAGATACTTCCTGTTTATCATTCATGTAAAATAAAATACTTCTTTTTACTATTGGATTATCGTGTAATTCTTTTTCTCTATTATCAATATTTAATACATTGAATATACACTTATCCGAATCAGTTAAAAATGCTTCCTGTATAGTTAATGGTTCTTTTCTAATACGGGCTGATAATGCTCTTGGGTTATTTTTTACAGTTTCCCTATCAGCCATTATTGCTTGCAATGTTTTTTCTACATCAGGATAACCGTACAAATCAAAGTTTCTTGTATTTTTAGCTGACATAAAGAAACGATATAACCCGCTTGAAGTTCTACCATTTTCTTTTTTATTTAATTGGTCGCTTTCATCCCAAAGTAATTTAAAGGCATCCTGAATACCATTATTTTCTGTATCAAGTTTTTCAACCGTAGTAGTATAGAGTGCCTTACCTATTATATTACCTTCATCATCAAGCAAACAATATCTTAATACTTCATGTCTATCATATACATTTACTTCTATTGTCTTTCCTATCTCATCATTTACAAGGCGATGTAGTTTTTGTCCATCATACGCAACTGTATCAGCACTTTGCCAATCAATAATAGAACCTAATTCATCTTTATCTACATTTTCTTCTGCTTTTTTACCTCTTACATTTGTTTTTTGAAAACGCATTTCAGACTTTGGGTTTACACCCAATGACATATCATATTCAGGTCTGAAAAATTTAGGTAATCTTCTAAACGGATTAACTACTGTTTTAGCAAAAAATTTCTTCGCATCTCCACCTGTTTTGCTTTGAATACCACCATTTGTCATTTTAGTTCTTGTTACATATTCAGTAACAAATAAACCTGCTATAAATGATTTACCAAACCTACGTTTGGTAACTTCCAACATACCCATACAAAAATTATCTTCAATACAATATTGTAAAAAATAAAATTTTTCTAAATCAGGCATACGAAACTTTGGACTTCCAATATCTATACTCCACCATTGTAAATAAAAATAGTGCATACCTGTTAGATATACAGCCTTATCATTATTTTGATACCAAAAACCATTTAATCTTCTATCCCATTCTTGTTTTTTAAATTGTTCTAATTTTTCATCGTAAAAATCTACTTCATCTTCTTTTTTCCTTTTATCATAGTCATCCCATTTTTTTATTGTGTCTTTATACCATATAGGCAACGGTATTTTTTCCCAATAACAATCTTTATCATTATTTGAACGTCTATAAACGCCCCTATATTCTATTTTGCTTGTAAAGAAATTCCACACATATCCTTCGGGTGGGATACAACAATCCAACCCTTGAATATCTATAATAGTTCCACCTTCTAATTTTTGATACATTATTGTTGATTTTGTCCTGCTAATTCACCAACTTGGTCTGCCGCCATTTCAGGTGTAAATGGTTTTCTATTAATATTTTCTTGTGGCTTATCTATTGTTATTTCTATACCCGACCTAACACCTAATGCTGATGCGGATATAGCTATTTTTTCACACTTTTCTAATATAGTAGTAACTCTTTCAAATGCTTTACTATTTTTATCATCCATATCTATATTTTCCATACTATTTTTGTTAAGAAGTATGGCAAATTCTGACATTTTCTTTTTTACAGCATAATATAAATTAGAATCACCTTTTTCATACAAATCTATTTTATGCAATAAAAACTGATTTTGTTTTTTTAGTTCTTTTATTTCACCTTGTAGTGTTTCTATATCATTCATGAATTATGTTTTGAGATAATTGTTGTTTATAAATTTGCATTGTTTTTTGTACTATTGAAAATGATTTTGTAAATGGCATATTATTTTTAAATAAATACCATGATGCAGAAACTATAAGATACGGGTTTACATAGTAGCATTTATCTATTCTTTGTTTAGTGTATTCTATTAATTCTTGTTCACTCATAAACTATGCTTTTCATTGTATTTATTGGTTGTGTATTGCCGTTTCTTACATCATTTGTTGTGCATCCAAATAGGTATTGAAATATCATTTCTCTTTGTTCTTTGTATTCTGCATAGCAAAATTTTTCTAATGATATTAGGTCGTAATAATTACCGTCAATATCATCTTCAAAATCAGATTTAAGTTTATTATAAGTTGTTTTAGCACTCCATCCATTTTTTAAACATTCGTCTGCGACATGAAATATACTTACTTCAATATTTTTCTTTTTAAGTTCTGAAATAGACATTGATATTGGGTATCCTTCTTGATAAAATAATTTACCTATACCCTTTAAGCATATACTTCTATCTCCAAATTGTTCTACTGTTATACCGTTATTCATATTGTATTGTTTTTACCCATTCATTAAATGATAATGGTTCAAATTCTTTCCATAAATATCTTATTTCTACCCCATCAAATTCTAAATCGGGTTTACCCCATCCCTTTGCTTTTACCCAAGACTGTTTTTCTACTTCAATAGTATCACTCCATTTAACCCATTCATAATTTTTAGGAAATTCTATATTTTCATCTATTATTCTAAGGTGCATTTTATTTTGAAAAGCAAGTTTATCTATTAAATAACGCCCATATTTTTTTGATATTTCTATTTTATTTTCAATGTCATTCATACTTTACGGCTTTATTTGGTTCTACCCCTATTAATAATTTACCATTTTTTACTTTATCTGTTATTTCATTATCTATGCCTATTATTTCTTCTCTTTCATTTTCCTGTTTTACACTAATAAATGATTTGAATTTTAATCCCGTTATTTTATCTGTGAAATTTCTTATTCTAATTACTCTTTCTTCTTTACCGTCTATACCTTGATATATTATTTCATACTCACAATGCTTTACTACATGACAAGCCATATTTTTAAATGCACCGCTTGTTATCCAAAGTATATTTTTTACTTGTGTTGGTTCAATTCCTGTTAATGTTCCTTTGTATGGATTATAAATTCTTAGTGCGGTTGCCCACCCTTTACATACGTTCCACGTGGAACTATCTTTCTTTCTGTATAAAAAACATTCTTCTTCAAGTATAGAAAAGTATTTTATTGTAGATTCTTTTTCATCGCTTGAAAGTGCTAAGTAATTAAATATTTGGTTTACAGGATGGCAACTATTATGATGGATAAGTATTTCATCCCCGTTTTCTAATCCTTCACCATTTACTACTATTGCATTTACGGGTTCTGTTTCTCGCCTATTTAGGTTGTTATATTGCCTTTCTAAACGTATTTTTAAGCCACTATTAAACGTGTGCGTATTCTTTCCTTCCATATCTAATTTAACGATAACTCTACCTTTTACGGGCATTAAGTCTGAATCGTCATGTTCAGATATTTTTTTATTGGCTTTTTCTACTTCCGATGCAACTTTTGATAATACCGTTTGCCCCTTCTTTTCAAACTCTAAAATATCTTCTTGTGATACTAATACTTTTGACTTATCGTAATGATACTTCTGATTAATTTGCATTATTTTTTATTTCGTGTCTAATTTTATCAAGTGATTCTGCTGATAATGTATTGCTATCAAATTCATTAGCCCAATATAATATTTCTTCAAATTTTTGAATTAAAATAAGCGATTCAGATGTTTTACAATTCTTTTTAGCGTGTTCTATTCTTGCTACTAAACATTTTTTAATAGCTGTATTTTGTTTTTCTAAATGATTAATATAATCATATATTTCTTTGCTATTCATAAATTATATATTTAATTAAATAATTACTTTTTACCCGTTAGCACGTTCTTTGCAAACATGGCTTGCTTTTCTGCTTTCATTCCATATTTTCCATGTAATGCTGCTGCTTTTTTAGATGCGGGTATTTTCTGATTTAACGGTGTTTTTGTGCTACGATGCAACCCGCCTTTTTCTATTACAATAGGTTTATGACCCTCTGATTTAATTACTTCTTTCATAATTTTTTATTTTCAAAATTAACAATTATTATACAATTTATGATACTAAATACCCATTTTCTTGTAACCATCTTTCTTCTTCTTCATAATTATATGGGTCATTCGTGTTTTTTAATGTGTCTTTCCTTGCACCATCTTTCATAATTATTGTGCTACTCATTTTAATTTCAGATGGCTCTTTTGAACTCATGTGTCCATAAATTAAAACCTTTTCTATTAATGGATGGTCTGTTACCCACTCACCACTTACGGGATATTCTTTTTTAAGAAAAGGGTCTAACACCATTTTTGGTGTATCGTATTGTTTAAAATAAATTAATTTGTTACTCATATTTTTATTTTTAATTATTAAACAATCTACCAAAGAGATACTCTAAGTGCGCCTGATGATAAAAATCGAACGCATTTTCACCAATAGGTATTACATTAGGCAAGTTAGGGCTTATTTCTAATAGTCTTGGTACTTTCATAGCTTCTGCAAGTTGGAAACATGATGATTGATTTCCTAAAAAAAACTTGCAAGACTTAATAGCCTGTGCAAGTTCTAAAAAATTATCAACAATTAAATAAGGTACTTCTATTTTCCATTGGTCGCAAAACTGTTCGTATTCATCATAAAGCCCTGCAAATATTATGTGTTGTTCGTATTTTTTAAGGAAAAAGTAATTAAGTAGGTAATTTCTGTAACGGTCTGTAAAGTTTACGATTATTTTACCGCTTACTTTTTCTATTTTTTCACGTGAAACGTGTAGCCATTCTTTACTTAAATCACATGACATTTGTGGATAAACATAGAAAAGCCACCTATTTAAACTGCCTCTTGGTTGATTTGTGAATGTTTCCATTCTTGCTTTATCTAAATCATATTCGTATTCTTGTCCTTCAAAAATTATATAATCTTCAATGTATTCCTGACTTATTAATAATGGTCTAAGCATATTGAACATATACTCATTCATTT